TTGATACTGGCAAAGCGGACGCGGTTGGCTTTATCGTACAGATTGTCGATGGCGGCATTGTGGATGGGGCTGACGCAAAACTTAGCATGACTGCTGGCGTTCTCAAAGTTGAAGACGGTTCGTCTTACAAAGTCACCGCTGACGACGTTATCAACTGGATCGTATTCTAAGCATAGCGGCTCAATGGGTGAGTGGGTGCCTCCTTCACTCCCTCACCCATTAGTCAAACGGAGCGTAAAAGATGGCCGCAAGAATAACGATGGCAACACTGATAGCACTGGTTAGGGGGCTGATTAACGACCCAGCCGGAGCCAGCCAAGCATTCACCGACGACCAAATTCAGGAACAGCTGGACTTTTACAAACTTTACACCAACGACACTTTGACGGCTTTGAAAAACCAGGCAGAGACGGTGGTGGGGTGGAAGTCAGCGAACCGGAATTGGGAAGGCGGAGTAACCCTGGTGGATGAAGCCCTCTCCATACTGAGCCCTGTTACAGAGGATGAATTGCAAGGTTATTGGACGTTTGCGACCACACCGAGCTCAGTATATGCGAGCGGGTGGGTGTACGACGTTTACGCATCGGCGGCTGAATTGTTGACGCTTTGGGCTGGGAGACTGGCAAGCGAAGTCACGAAGTTTTCAGCGGATGGGTCCTCCTATGAATTTGCATCGACCAAGAGCCAAAAGCTGGCCCTGGCGGCTCAGTATATGGCGAAGTCAAGCACGATGGGTGGCCCCAAAAGCGTAGAAATGGTGAGAAATGACCTCAATATTATCTGATGAACAACTGGCCGCAATGAAAGCGGTACAGGATAGCAATCTTCCTGAAACGGCTTACATCCAATCGCTGACTAAAACCAGTGACGGCGAAGGCGGCTTTACGGAAGCGTGGACGACCATTACAACGACCACCGCGCGGATTGGGGAGCCTAAAGGTGAACTGGAACGCGAAATTGCCGGGAAAATCGGCGTAGGAATGGTTTACGTGATTACGCTGCCATCTGAGACGGTGCTTGACCTGGCAAATCAAATTCAAATTTCGAGTGTGAATTACAAAGTCCATTGGACAAATAAGAACAAATCGCATAAGACCGCTTTGAGGGCGGTAGTAACAGAGGCATGACATGAATTTTGACCAAATTGTAAATGGTATCCCCCTGATTTTAGTAGTCATGGGATTAGTGGAACTTGCTAAATCATTCGGCGCTGAAGGCAAGATACTGACATTGATTAGCTTTGCAATCGGCCTTGTTTTAGGCATTGCCTATCAGATCAGCCTCGGTATGCCGGTGGGTTTTGCCGGGTGGTTTGGCTCCGTCGTGTTCGGGCTTGCTTTAGGCTTAGTGGCTTGCAAGGTTTATGATGCCATTAGAAGCGCTGCGAAGGTTGAATGATGACCGGCGGCGAACTCCTCCCGGCGACTGCATGGGAACAAGCTGCGATTATCGGCATTTTTATTGTCTTTGCGATATTCGTCTTCGGCTGGCTGGCAAAGTCACGAAAAGAAGATCGGTCATTCCAGGCTGAAGAATCGAACAAGTGGCAGGTCTTTATCGGCTCACTTGATGACAAGTGGCGGCAATTTAACAAAGAGCAGCGCACTGAAAACAACGACTCGCTAAAGTGTGTTGAAAACAGCCTAAAGGATTTGACGACCGTGACGCAAGGCTTAGTGAGCGAAGTCAAGGAAATGCGATCGGATACAAGTGTGTTTTTTGCCAGTTTCCAGGGCCACGACGAACAAGCCAAGCAGATACTTGCAGCCGTACAGAAGCCTGCGGCAAGGACACGTGCCAAAGTAAACAGAGTAAACGGTGAAGGCGCAAAATGAACGTCACTGTGAACTATAAAATCGTTGACAATCGCCTGCCTGAGATTATTGCAAAGGTGCCTGGGTTGGTATCGGCGGCGGTGAAAAAGACGGCGTTTGACATTGAAACAGACGCAAAACAGTTTTCACCTGTGGATACGGGAACTTTGCAAGGCAGTATCTCAGCAGAAGTTGAGGAATTCAGCGCGGCTATTGCCCCCCATACTGAGTATGCCGGTTACGTTGAATTTGGCACCTGGAAGATGGGCGCACAGCCTTACATGCGACCCGCAGCCGATAAAAACGCGCCGAAATTTGAAGCGGCAATAACCGAGATACTGAGTAGCTTGTAATGGACGCGTTAGGTTGGATTTACGGGTTAATCACTGAAGACACGACATTGGCCGCTCTGGTTGATGACCGCGTTTACTCTGATTTGGCACCTGAAGGAACAACCTTTCCATTCGTGACCATGACTCTGGTTGACGTAATGCCATCGGAAAATGCCTTCGCGGACAATATCTTTGACGTTGAGCGTTGGGATATCAAGGTGGTAGACAAGAGCAATTCATTCAAGAATGCGCGCACGATTGCCGAAAAGATACGGACTCTGATTCATAAGAAGACAGGCACAGGCATTCACGGCGCGCGATTCATTCAAAAAAGACAATACAGTCAGAATGACCGCGGTGTAGTGTACCGCTACATCGTCCAAGAATTTGAGATTTACACAAACAACCAGTGAGGTAAACAATGGGTGAAAAAGCAAGTATTTTCCAGAATGTTCAAATTGGCGTAGAAAGCACAGCGGGAAATCCGGTAGCTGCCAACAAGAAATTACTCTCAGTATCGATGGTGCCGCAGCCAAAGACTGAGGTCAAACCATTCAGGGCAATGGGCAACAAGTATGCCTCGTTTGCCTCTTTGATGAAGGAATGGTCTGAGATCAATATCAGCGGCGAAATGACTTACAACGAGATCGTGTATCTGCTTGCAAGTCTGCTCCATTACACCGCGCCGGCGCAACAGGGAGCCACGACCGCGTACAAATGGACTTTCGGGTCCAATATATCTTCAGAAGACGTGGGTAAAACCTTCACAATCGAACAGGGCGATGCTAATTCAGCATGGCGGGTTGCAGGTGTGCGCGTGAGCGGATTGACCTTCGACTTCAGCAGGAATGGCATCTCAGTATCGGGGAACGCTATCGGTGAACAGTTTGAAACTGGAATTACCATGACCGCCGGTGCGACCTCGTTTGCATCCGTTCCCATGCTTGCTACTCATATGGTGTTCAAGATGGCTGATACTCAGTCTGGGTTAGCTGGTGCTACTGCCATGACACGCGGCTTCTCAATGCAGTGGGCATTGACGGACAAATTCGGCCTTGCATGGCCAGTAGGGCAAGACCCCGTTGCAGTTGAAGGGGAACCCAGAAACAGCGCGAAATTGCGCATTGCAACCGATACCACCGGCATGGGTCTGATTACTACTTTGCGAAATGCCGCGACCAAGTGGTTCAGAATCGAGTTGACTGGTAACACGATTGAAACGACTTATAAGCATAAGTTCACCCTCGACTTCCCCGCGCAAGTGGATGCACTGAGTGACCTTAGCGACACGGACAATGTTTACGTAGCAGAATTCGGGCTACTGCCTATCTATGACGCAACCTGGACAAAGGCGATGAACATTGAGATTATCACCAACTTATCCGCGCTGTAACCCCCACACTGAGGAGATGTTATGCGATTGAGTGATTTGACGAAAGAAACAAAAAAACTATCCATAGTCTATAAATTGGCAACGAAGGACTTCCCCGTGCTGATTGAGTATAAACCGCAAGCAGTCACGGTTGATTTTATCAAGAGCGTTGAAGGCAAATCTGGAACTGACCAGATTGTCGACCGTGTTTGCCGCTCAATTGTGCGCTGGGATCTGCAGGATGACGATGGTGTAGAAATTCCAGTAACAAGGGAGAAAATTCTTGAAGCTGGAATTCCGGCAAATTTGTTGAACTCAATTATTGAAGCAATCAACGCAGACACACGGAGCCTTGCTGAAGCAAAAAACGATTAGCGGCGTATCTAAGTGCACCTGACATTTATGATACGCCGGAAGATGATGACCTTGAACAACTGGAGCTTTACAGTTTTATCCGGGTGGCAGTATGGGCAGGCGTGCCGATTTGGGAATTAGCCAAACAACCGGCCTCAGTATGGGAGAGTTACAAAGCGGCAATGTGGATAGAAAACAAGGTCATTTCAGAAGCGCAAAGGAGCTCAAAACATGGGAATGGTTAGCGAGCTAATTGTAAGTGTAGGCGTTGAAGGAACCGACGCTGTTATTGCTGCGTTGAAAGAAGTTGATGGAGCGCAGGTTCAGCTCAGAGATTCTACAAAACAAACTGCAACCACAACGGCAAATCAGACTCAAAACATGGGAATGAATTGGGCGGATTTTGTTACAGGCGTCAATCAGGGGATGCAGGTTGTAAATACGGTAATCGGTGGTGCTAAAAAAGTTTTTGATTTTGCGGAAGAGGGTGCAAGCCTATCTGCCTTAGAGACAAGATTTGATAGGTTATCTGAGTCAATTGGAATGACAAAAGGTGCCCTCTTATTGGACCTGAGAGCCGCCGCGCGAGGAGTAAAGTCGGATGCTGAATTGATGCAGCTGGCGACTGACATGATTGGGCTAGGCTTTGCGAAAACCAGTGACGAGGCGATCCGATTAGCTTCAGTTGCAGGCGCTCTTGACATGAACATGAATCAGCTTGCGCTTACATTGGCCAATCAAACGACTATGCGTTTTGATCAATTGGGTGTGAGCATTGACGGGTTTGATGAGAAATTAGCAAAACTCAAAGCCACGGGCATGGACACGAACCAGGCATTCAAAGAGGCCTTTTTACTGCAAGCTGAGGAACAAATAGCAAAAGTTGGCCATGTGGCTGATTCAGCTGCAGGTAGTTTTGAAAGGTTACACAGTTCGTTTTCGGATTTTGTAAACAAAACTAAAAAGGATCTTGGCGAAGGTTTTGGCAAAGAAACGGCTGATATGTTCAGTCAATATTTTACGCGTTTCAATATGGGTGATGCATTCGCTGATTACAAGAAGCAATTTAGTGCCATGGGCATTTCTGTATCTGACCTGAATAAAGAGTGGAATGCAAATAAAAACTTGTTGGGTTGGTTCAAGGATGAAAAAGAGGCTGCAAATATCCTGAATAGAATGCAAGCAAGGATGGACGCATATTGGAATTCCGTCAATGGATATGAGCAACCCGATAATGGCCAAATCTTCTCACTTGCTTCGGGTGGCTTATCAATTCAAGAAATGGAACAAATGGCTAAGGTGCAAGCTGAACTGGCCAATGTAACCAGTCTTACAGCTAATTTTAGTAGCATTATCGGATTGGCAAAGCAGTTCAGCACGTCACTGGAAGAAATAACCAAGCAAGAAAAGATTATGAATGAGAACGGGCCTGATACGAAGGCTTACAAGGACGCTGAAAAGGCCGTCGCCGATCTCAAACAGGCTAACACTGATTTAGCCAACCAGATGACGTTAGACATGTTCCAAGCTACGATTGCCATAGGCGGGGTGACTGAAGCCGAAATGGGTGCCTATTTGGGCATGGCAGTGGATTTTGGCATTATCAGTCAAGAGGGCGCTGATGCGGCTGTTGATGCTTACAATGCGGCAATCAAAAAAATCAATGAATTTGCCATTGATGAAAAAACAGGCAATGTCGTGGTTGATGCGGCGGCTGCATTTGCGACTTTTGACCTTATTGAAGCCTATGCCTTCGCTGATAAAACCGTGCGAGTGATGATGAAAATGGGCGGAGATAGCGGCATTGGAATGGGAAGTGCTGGCCCCTGGGATCAAGCTATCGGTGGCCCCGTTTATCCCGGCAATGTTTACAACTGGCAGGAACCCGGACGTGAAGGGGAAATGCTGTTGCCTTCTCAGTATGGAAGGGTGATGTCAAGCACGGAGGTTGCGCAAATGTTGCGGGAGGTGACGAGGCCAGGGGACGGAATTGCGGCCGGACAACAAGCGCAAGTGGTCAACAACAACCATACTGAGGTAACCGTGCAAGCAACCATTGCAAGTGATTACGACGTGGATAAATTAACCCGGGAAATCGTTAGGAGGATCAACGCATGAAGCTGAGAATTGTAGGGTCTTCAACGGTTACCTTGACCAACGGTACAACGGCGATTATGACCGACTTCAAGCCGGGCAAGGATACGCTGGAAGTCAAGGAAGTGGAATTATTTGCAGACGTGATACTGCTGGGCAATCGTGCGACCATCCAGGCAACCAAAGATACCCTCGACGCCATTCTGAGCGACGCTCGAAGGGCGCAGCTTGACCTTTCCCTGAGCAAAGTTTATGTGGAAGTTGAAACCGACGGTGCCAACTATTTGCGCTCTGAGGTTGTAGACGGCGCACTTGAAACAGGCAGCGACTTCTTTGACCGTGTAGCACGAAACCATGCGCCGGTGCGATTGTGGCTGAAGCGCAAGAATTACTGGGAAGGCGGGGCAGACGTACAAATTCCGCTTACAAATGAGAATGGGACCAACAATACCGCCGGCTTGACCGTTTACAACACCAACGATATGACTGGGACCGCGCCAAACAAGCGCGTCAATTATGTCAAAATAGCGGCGGCAAGTGTGCTTGGGTCTATTCCAACACCTCCAAGAATTGAGATTAAGAATACCTATTCAAATGGCACGGCGCGCCTATCTGACATCTGGATAGGGCGGGCAATTGATAATGCAACCTATCCGTTGACATGGTTCCTTGATCAGACGATGACTTTGAACACGGCATTGAGTACTGAGCAACAAATCAGTTTGACCACGCTTACAACTGCATTTTTGAACGGTGCAAATGGCGCACATTATCGGGTGTTTACAAAATACAACGCCGGGTATCAAGACTTGCGGCTAAACGCGGGGCTTTACTTCCCGGCTTCAGTTGCTTTGACCCCCATGCAAAAAGCGCCGGAAGTCGTGACGGGTTATGCCTCAGTCGTTGATTTGGGCACCTTGCAAATACCGCCATGGCTGCCAAATCAGAGAGGCCAAACAGAAGTTGGCTTGCGGATTGGAGGCAGGCGCACGGGTGGGTTCAATGTGACGCTTAATGATATTTTCCTATTCCCGGCAAACGCATTCCGACAATTGATTCCACGCGGCTATGGCCTTGCAACCAATACCCGATTAGTTGACGACGGTATTACCGAGACGGTATGGTCGGACGGATGGTCGCCAGCGGGCAAAACCGGGCATTATTCGGGCTATGGTGATTTGATAACACTTGTACCCGGAAAAGACCAGCGGCTGCTGTTTTTGAACAATACCATGACCGGGGGCATTGATGATGCTCAGACCATGACAATCAAGCTGTTCTATCGGCCGCGCAGGTTGACGCCATGAACGTTTACTTTTGGCAACGTTCTCAGTATATGCAGAACAAGCTTGAGATCCCTGGTGATCTCAAAATTAAACTTGAACGTTACTCAAAAGTTTGGTTTGGGGGCTGTGACGAAGCAGAACTTAGCGTGGAAGGCAGCAAGGAAAGCTTATTGTTATTGCTAAACTTGGCACGCGCCGGAGTCTCCATTCATACTGAGGCAGCTGTACCTCTTTGGTGGGGGTACGTAAGCCGTATAGAAGTGGAAATTGACGGCATTATCGCCACGGTCGATTTTGAGAATATGGCCAACGATATTGCCGTAGCTTACACGTTGGTCAATTTGAGCGGTGAAACCGTTGGAACAAGGTCCACAACCGCATGGGTAAAAGATACTGACTCCATTGCCGAATACGGTGACCGGCAGCTGCTCGAAAGCGGGGCAAGCATGAATGCCGTGGCAGCTGCGGCCTTGGCCAATCAGAAGTTAGCAAGCCTGAAACTTCCTAAGCTGATTGTTACCACGCGCTCAAGCGAGGGCAAGAACCAGGCGCGGATCATCTGTAAGGGTTGGTACCACCTGCTTAAAGGGCGGTACTGCGTTATCCCGACTAAGTTGGCATTGTCATACCAAACAATCGGGACCACGGTTAATACCCTGAGTTTGACCAACAAGTTCGCACAAGCCTTTACGGTAACCTCGGATATCAACCTACAGGAAATTGAGATTTACGCAAAAAAGACAGGCGCTCCGGGAACTATGACACTAGCAATTTGCGAAAAAACCGATGATGTGACACCGGGATCTTCTTTGGCAAGCGTGACAATTGCGGAATCCGCTTTCAGCACTTCCTACGGCTGGGTGAAGGGTACGCTTTCGAGCCCTTACCAATTGACGGCTGGCACTTCCTACTGGTTGGTTGTTTCTGCAGGCGGCGGGGATGATGTAAGCAATTATTTCTCATTCTTGCTTGACGCGGCAATGGGATATAACGGCGGTGTCATGCTTTATTACGATGATACTAACCACTGGGTAAGCCATGCTTATGACATGCCGTTCAAGTTGTACACAAATGTTCTTGTAGAAACTTCCCAGCAGATACAGAATTACCTTACTCAGTATGGAGAGATGTTTAGCCGCGTTAGAATGGATGTTCTATCCGGCATTTTTACCGAGAGCTTTCGCAATGGCGACACGGTGGTTTATTCTGAATTGCAGGCGCATCAAGAAAACGGCACTTCGAATTACCGTCGCATACTGAGCCGGGTAAACCTGGATAGAACGGTAGACGTTTGGGAACAACCTGCGGAACCTGTCACGCCGGATATTGAATATCGTACGGATGGGAAGATCTATTATCTGGCAGGGTCTGAAGTTGAACCTGGTTATGACCCCGTTGGCAAGTGGATCAGTGTAATTCCGATTACAAAGTCAAGCTCCTACTTTTCGGCTATCAACGGCATGAATAATTATTTCGTGGACGCTTGCGAGTGGGATGCAGACGGGCGTCCTTCGATTCGACCGGCCGATTGGAAAAATCCAAACGCTGTGAGGGTACAAAATGGATGACATGAAGCGCACGTCTGAGTACCGGCGGATGTTGCCGTTTATTGCGAAGGCGTCAAACGATGTGGGCGATGACACGCAGGGACAAGAGGTTCAGGCGTTATTACTTGCCTTGAACAACCATAAGACAAGTACAGATCATGATGGCCGTTACTATACTGAGGGGGAAACTGATACCCTGTTAGGTGGTAAAGCTGACAAGAGCTTGACTTTTACGGCTGGCAACGGCTTGACGGGGGGCGGTGACCTTTCGGCTGACAGAACATTTGCGGTTGGAGCTGGAACTGGCATTACTGTCAATGCCGATGATGTGGCAATAAATCTTGCCGCAAATCTAACATGGACAGGCGGTCACACTTTCAGCGGTAGTTTGACCACCGGCTCGATTATGCCTGCACTTTCGGACGTATACGATTTGGGCGATTACACCAAACCGTGGCGCAAGATTTGGGGCTCAGAATTAAGCGCGGTTATTTTCTCTCAGTATGAGCAGGTACTTTTGGGAGGCTGGCTGACCATTTCTAAAGGTGAAGGCAAACTTGCCGGAGCAATCGGTGCCACAGACAACTATAATCTTGATTTGGGTGGCAGTGAACACGCTTATGCCAATGGAGACATTTTAGTTTTTAGAGGTATTTCCTCAGACGGATCTCCGCAAGTCGAGTACATGCGAATTGATAGCTGGTTAGGGGGAAGTTTATATGGTGTTACTCGCAACCTTGATGGTACAAGTCATAACGCTTGGCCAAAGGGGACAGTGTTCGCCAACTGGGGGCAAGTTGGAAATGGACGTGTTGAACTCAATGCGTACGATGAACCAAGATTATCGGTGTACTCGCACGGCGCGGCAATTGCTGATTTCAGAGAGCAAGTACGAATTGGGGATTTGAATGGTGGGTGGGGGTATTCATCCTCAGTATTTGGGGGGGCGTTCGGGGCATACGAGACCGGCAAGGCTAACATCACCATTGACCCAACGAATGGAATACGGATTAGAAACTACGATCAGGATGTAATCAAGCTGACTGGAACGACTGCCAGCTTCGAGAATTTCATCACTCTGGGACTAAATGGTGGCATTAGGCAAGGTACGGGCACATGGGGGTCAAGTTTTACTGGAACCGCTATGTGGGCTGAAACCGTTGGCTCTGATTTACTGATGAACGTGGGGGGCTGGAACACAGGCGTGAAACAGTGGTGGGGTGGAAGCGATGGCAAGCTCTACACCGGAGCAGGCGCTATTTCGCTTGAAGAAGGGGGTATAAGAATAAAAGATGTGTTTGGCTTAACAGATACCATCACTTCTATTAGGTTTGAATCCTGTACGGATTTAGATCCTACTACGCCGTCGACCAATTATATTGGATGGTTAAAGGGAACTGCCTGGGGCACTATTGATAGTTATGACAATATTATAGCGCTGGTGGCCTCGCCAATAGCTGGTGGTGGTGGGCCTACTAACAATGCTGAACGTTCGCAACAAATACACATTTATTCAATGAGTTATTCTGACGTTGGCTATGCAGAGATTAATTTACAAGCATTAAATTATGGCAGTGGCAAAAGTGCTGCAATATGGGTACAAGCCCTTCAAGACAATGCTTACATACAGTATTCGGCGGCCAATGGACATTTATTTTCAGGACCCGTCTGTGTCTACAATGGCATAAAGGCAAAAGTTGATGGTACGGGTTCTATCACCTACACCGCCTCCGGTGGTCACAACATCACTGGCAATTTGGGTGTCAATGAAACAGCGAAATCTGGATACGGAATCGTAGCTCGAGGTCCTGGATCGACATTACATACTTACGGCTTAGTTCTTCGCAATACCAATGGAACTAATACCTTTTGGGTCAACGATGCAGGGAATGCCTGGCTAAGTGGCACTCTGACTGGAACCTGGGCAGATTCTTTGTTTAAGCCCAGTAATCCTCAAATTGTTGCTTTAACCAGCCTGACTTACATCCATAACGGCGCGATGACTGCCGGGCAGACCATCAATGCCAATGTAACTTCTTACGGTGTACCTGCAGGGGCTAGGTTTGTCTTAGTTTCCGCGCAAGGGCAATGGGCGGGGACGACAGGATCGCTAGTAGTAGGAAAATACGGCACAACAGAAAACGACTTGATCTGCCGGCCACAGGTCGCCAATCTACCAAACAATAACAATGGCACTGTGAGAGTAGTAAGCAATCTCATCCGGATCCAAAACAATAACCTGGCTGGGACGATCGCGGTGGCAATTGTCGGCTATGCGATGTAGGAGGCAATGTGGAAATCAACAAATCGATCACTTTGACAGCAACAGGGGTGAGCAAAACCCCGATGCAGTTTGACCATGTGCAACATGAGGATGGCAGTTACTTTGTGCGCTATCAGCAGGGCTATCAGTTCGTGGATGCCAAAGGGGAAGGCGTGCACGGGATCCAGAAAGAGTACTTCGTACAGGGCGAGATCTCGGACGCTGACTTACAGGCTCAGCTGCCAGATGTGTGGAACGCGCTGGTATTTCTTTGGGGATTTTTTGAGGGCGAAATCAGAAAACAGGAAGGAATTGCATGAAAACGACTATCGAAAAGTTAATCAACTCGGACAAGGCTCTGAACAATCTTCTGGAGCAGAAACTACCCCTGGGGATCTCGATCCAGCTGGGGAAAGTAGTTCAAGAACTTGAGCCCGTATTCAAGAAGGCCAATGAAGCCCGCCTCGAAATACTGAGAAAGTTTGGAGAGGAAGTCATCGAAGGCGACAAACCAACCGGACAATATCAAATCAAACCTGAAAACTTGAAACTCTTTGAAGCAGAAATGCGAGAAGCATTTGAAAGCGAAATCGAGCTCAGTATTGCGAGTATTGACCCTGAAAAGTTGCCCGATGCTTGCTTGACTGGGAAAGACGCCATTGCGCTCGATTGGTTGTGGAAGCCCGATACTGAGGAGAAATGAGGCAAATATGCTCTTAAAACCTATCGTTGATCTATCAGAACACGAAGGCACAATTGATTTTGAAGCTATGGCGCCACATGTGGCAGGTGTAATCCTGCGACTTGGATATGGCAACCAAAAAGACGCCAAACTTGAAGAGTACTATGCGGGCGCAAAAGCAGCGAAGATCCCTTTGGGTGGATATCACTTCCCGATTGCAGAACGCACAATCAGCGACCAGGTAAATAACGTGGCCGGTTGGTTGGACGGCAAAGAGTTTGAATTTGGGTTGGGGATTGACGTTGAAAGCCCAATGCCCCAGCATAGCCAAACGAAAGCCTTCATCGATGCTTACCTTTCGGCGATAAAAGGCCGGCTGGGGGTGAAACCGATGATTTACACCTCCGCGGAGATGTGGAAACGCATTATGGGAAATACCCCCTTCTATACTGAGTATGCTTTGTGGGTTGCTCAGTATGGAGATGAGGGGCCGCTACTGCCTTTGGAGGCAACATCATGGGTACTATGGCAATACACGGATCATGGCAAGCTCACGGGGGCAAGTGCCGCGTTGGACTTGAATAATTACAACATCCCCTTAGTAGAAAAGCTTGAACCAATCAAGCTGACTGCGGATGAAATCAAAAAGCCGATTGGGAAGTTGGTTACGACCAATACAACGTTGAAGTTGGCCGTGAGAATGTATCCCGTAAGCGGGAGCATCGTGCGTTGGTTGGATGCTGCCACGGTGTTGGAGTTCTACGAAAAACGATTGACCTGGTACCGGATTGGCTTCAACGAATGGATCAGCGGCGAATGGGCGAAAGAGCTGGAGATTTACCCCCCTCATACTGAGCCCGAGGTGCCAAAATCTGAGCCAGGGCAACCCACGGATTACCTGTTTGATGCCGTCGTGGATACGACATACGAATACTTGCCCGTGCGGGATGGTCCTGGAATGAACAACAAAGAACTTGAACGCCTCGCAAACGGCGACAAGGTCAAGGTTTATGAGGCTAATAAAGACCGGTGGTACCGCATTGGGGAGGGACGCTGGGTGTTTGGGCAAAGGTGTTCGTCTTTGCAGGAACCGCTAAAAAGCTTGGCTTATCCAATGGAAAAACAGTTCAGAATATCGCAGGTGTTCGGGGTGAATTCGGGCACCTACGCTTCTTCAGCCGGGCACAACGGCGTGGATTGGGCTTGTTATGGAGGCACCAAACTAATCGCAGCTGCGGATGGGTTTGTGGAAACGTTGGAACTAACCACCACCTACGGTTATGGCCGGCATGTTAGGATCCGCGTGCAGGGTGGGGTACTGATTTATGGCCATATGCTCGAGGTGTACGTCAAACTCGGCGATAAGGTAAAAAAAGGACAAGTTATTGGCCTATCGGATGGCGCGAAAGGAATGCCCTATGCTGGTTTCAGCACAGGCAACCACTTGCATTTTGAATACCGCATTGATAGGGAGCCTAAGCCGCTAAAGGCTGGGAACAAAACCTATTGGGCCATTGATCCGCTGCCATTATTAGAGGCGGCAGCTTGAACGCCTTCGAGACAAGCGTGCTACAAGCGTCTGGCAATGCCAGGGAGATCATTCGTAAATACTATGGGCGGGATATTAGCAGTAGCAATGCAAAAAAGTATTTGAGCGGAATCCGCCTGCATTTGGAAACCAAACGAAAACTTGACACTAATAAGCAGGTGTTTTATCAGGAAGAAGTTTCCTACAATGGCGATAAGTCGCAAACCATCAAGCGTGATGTGTATCTCACAGAGGACGAGAAAGCAAGCCCTGTCAGCGTTATGCGAAAAATGGGATTTGACCCTCTTTTGTGGGAAGTGTTGAACTGTAAAATCATAAGCGGATCGTGGGAAGTCATCACCAAAAACAGTGACGGTGACGCGGTTACCAATCCGGCGCGCAAGTATTCGGTGACTTTGACTGTGAAACCGCTTGGGGGCAGGCTCAGTATGGATATGGTGATGCAGGCTTTTGACGGCTTGAAACCTGCCAAATTGACGGCTTACAAATATCAACCTGGTACATTCATGCTCGAATTGCCTATCATGGACTTTCACCTTGGCAAATTGGCCTGGGGAGAGGAAACCGGCCAAAGCGACTACGATCTGAAAATAGCCGAAAACCTGTACATGGAAACTGTACTCGACATACTGAGCAAGGTAAAACCGTTTGGCACGCCTGAGCGCGTCTTGTTCCCGATTGGGCAGGACTTTCTGCATTTTGACACGCCAGGAACGACTACAACGGCGGGCACACCGCTTGACAGTGATAGCCGCTGGCAAAAAATGTTCTGCAGGGGCGTGGAGCTGCTGGTGTGGTCAATTGAACAATTGCGGGCACTTGCACCCGTACAAATCCTGTGGATACCAGGCAATCATGATACCGTTCTTTCCTACGCTGCCACGGTTGGAATCTCCCAGCGCTACTCCAATACTGAGGATGTAGAAGTTGATCTATCCCCCATGCCACGAAAGTATATTGACTACGGCTTGAATTTGATTGGATTCAGTCACGGTGAAAATGAGGGTAAGCGCCTTGACGGTTTGATGCAGGTGGAAGCCGCGGCGCAATGGGGCGGCTCAGTATGGCGGGAGTACCATCTTGGACATTACCATTCGGAAAGTACAGTGGACAAGAACGGCATCATCTTCAGGCGAATTTCGTCTATAACGGCGGCGGATGCCTGGCACAGCGAAAAAGGCTTCATTGGAGCAACGCGCAGGGCGCAAGCGTTCGTGTGGGATAAGGAACGCGGCCTTCAGGCCATCATCAATAGCAACGTGAGGGCGGAATGACCCTGCACGACTATGAGTGTCAGCATTGCCATGCCGAATTTGAGGCTGAAGTCGAGCGCGGCGAAGGTGCGTGGGAGGTCGAATGCCCGAAATGTGGCAGCACCGACACCGCGAGGCTATGGCGAGCGCCGGCGGTGATCTATCGGGGGAGCGGGTGGTACAGCAAGGACAAGGCTGATACTAAGTGATACTAATTGGTATCAGTTATAACTGATGTGCGTACCCCGTCTGGTTATGATTGGCCAAACATCAGGGCAACAAAGCACTTGCAGAAACGCAGGTGCTTTTTGTATCGCACTCAAAACGAGTTTTGAAATTGGTCTCAAAAACGCTTGACATTTGCCTTGCTATATGCTATACTATAAGCAATCAAGGAGATAAAAATGAAAACAAACGAAATCACAATCAACGGAAACAAAACAGGAGCCTACATCATCGTGAAACTACAACGAGGGTTTGTCGAAGAGCCTCTCAATCTTGATGGTCACGATTGCGGATCACGAGTAATCGGCACAGTCGACCTTTATACTATTGAGGTTTATTCTGGCGGCAAAAGAGTTGCATCTGGCTATGATTACTATGAGATGCCCCGCAATGATAGCAATTACAGCCGTGCAATTGCTAACGGGTGTACCCACAAGGTTGGGAATGCTTATCTCAAGCCCGAGCATGTTGAAAAAATCAACGCAGCTAAAGCACAACTGGACGCAGATAACCCAAAAAGCGATGCCCAAGTTGAGTACGAGGCGAAAGAAATAGCGAAACTCGAGGCGGAAATCGCTTACCTGAACTCAGATGAATGCAAACGACATGAACAACTAAAACGCGATATGGAAGATGAAAACTCAATATATTAGGAGAAAACAATAATGACAACCACAAAAAAACCTTACGGTTTCCGACTTAGTAAACAGGCAGGGCAGCACCTCGACAGGATCGTCTCCGTTACCGGGATGACAAAAACAGCAGCAGTTGAGATGGCGATTGCACAACTTTCACAGTTACTAAAGGGAGAAGAAATGTACAACGAGCAGATTATAATTAACCAGTATGGCAAGACGCTTGATTTTGCAGCTGCCGCCAATTTGATGGACGATGACCTGCGCGAGCAACTCCACGATGAACTCGCACCTTGCAGCAACCAAGATTTTTTTGACGCTTATGTTAGTGCGCACGCAGAAAAGTTTGGTGAGGATTGGATACTGGATAATCCAAGCCCAGTGTGGTAATTTCTGCCATATGAGTATTGTAAAATGCTTGACAATCTACGCAAATATGTGTATAATATAGGTAAGATCAAATTAGAAAAGGAGCAATCAATGAAAACACCCACAACCGTTTACGTAGACAGCCACACCTCAATTATCTTCGAATCAAAAGCCGCCGCCAAGCGTTGGCAAGTAAAACAAAACCAAATCAAAAAACAAAACAAAGAAGCACTCAAAAAACTCCGGCTAATAACAATTAGTTAGTCGAAAGCGGGGCAACCCGCTCCACCGGAAATAGTCTACCGGTGCTGATGAGACAGACCGCAAAAGGAGCGATATGTACGACACACAAGAAATCTATTTATCCCAATTAGAACCATATGAGGACACACGCGAAAAATGCCCGTACTGCCACGGGCACCATACCAGGTTCGTTGATTTCGATTATACAAATATTGACGACCTCACGCACGAAAAGCACTTTTGCTTGACGCACGAAAAGCACTTTTGCTTGTTTTGCGAAGTCGATTTTACCATAGCTTACGAAATAGCTTATTAGGAGCGACATGGAAAACTTCTGGAGCGGCGGATTTGAACTCTTGGTACTGGCGGCGCTGGTACTGGCAATCAAGGTTGACGATTACATCGCAAGCAGGCGCAAATGAACGGCCAGCTCTACTACGCCCCAGCACGAAACTATCACGGCAAGACACTCGTGCGCGTCACGGGAATCACGACTGACACGCGCGGGCAGACGATGCTCGAAGTCGAAGCGGTGAACGGCAAGCCCTGGGATGACGCTGGCATGTTCGGCTGGAGCCCGACGAGCCGCGCGAAGTTCTACCCCGAGCACGTCACGCCGGCCAACGAAAACGCGCCGATTCCAGTCAGCGCGCTTTCAACGTTCGATTCAAGCTATTTACTCACTGCTATTTTAGCAGATATGAAAAGGGAGAGCAAATGAACACAAAAGAAATTGTCGAAAAACTATCAGCACCCTTTGCCGCCAACGAGATTGAATGGCGCGCGGGATCCACGAACAAGGAAAAGACGCAAGCTCTGGCACTTGCTTACATCAATGCCCGCTCCGTTATGAACCGGCTTGACGATGTGGTGGGTGCTGAAAACTGGAGCGATAGCTATCAGGTAATCACGGGTGAAGGCAAACGCGGGTACATCTGCACCCTTTCGATTCGCTTGAACGGCGAATGGGTTGGCAAGTCAGACGGAGCGGATGAATCCGATTTTGAAGCCACAAAAGGCGGGTTGTCAGACGCTTTCAAGCGAGCCGCTAACAAGTGGGGCATCGGGCGTTATCTTTACAACCTTGACGCCGTTTGGGTTCCTTGCCAGGAATTTGGGCGCACTGTCAAACTGACAAAAACCCCACAGCTTCCAGCTTGGGCTTTGCCACAAAAGAATAAGGCGTTAGAGGAATTCGGGAAAGCTCAAGCGCAAAAAGCCGAAGCCGAGCCGCAATTCACGCTTGCAGACGCGTTGCACCATGAGAACAGCGAGGGGCAGCCCTACGGCGAAATAACGACCAATAAGCTGGCAATTATGTGGAACGCGATGGCAAAGTCAATCGAGAAGAACCATCTCGAAGGCGACGAACGCGCAAAGCTGGAGCGCAAAATGAAGGCCGCGAAGATGATTGTGGACGCACGAAAATCCGGCGAGATTGCCGACGTAAAGTAACCCTCCTTTGAAGCCCGAGCCCGGGCGGGCAAAGTCCCGGGCAAGGATGGCTGAATGAAACAATACTGTAAGCACTGCCACAACTGGAGACCGCTGGATGACACGTTCGAGATCGGCGTGTGCTCACGCGAGCCAGAGTTGCCAATCACCCGGCGCTTCCGGTTCAAGCACGAAATCTGGACATGCTGGCAAGTTAGCTGCAGCGAAAAGCTGGCAAGAGCGGCAAGACTAAATCAGATGGTGGGGTAGGGCATGGCATATTCAAATACCGATTATGCGTTTTGGGATAATCCGAAAATCATAGCGGCTGGTAAAGACGCTGCCTTGCTTTACCTTGCAGGCAACGGGTATTGCAATCAATTCCTAACCGACGGGTTTTTAGATGACGCAATCGTGGAAAACGTGGCTTTTCGTGCGTTCCAAAGGCGGCCCAAAAAAGCCATTGACGCGCTGGTTGCAAATAAATTGTGGATCAGGGTTGAGGGTGGTTATCAAGTTCACGACTACCTAAAGCACAACAAATCTAAAGCCCAGGTTGACGAATTGAGAAACAAAAATTCAGCAGCCGGTAAAGCAAGTGCTCAAGCACGTGCTCAAGCACGTGCTCAAGCAAATGCTCAAGCAAATGCTCAAGCAAATGCTCAAGCAACCGTTCAACATACCGTTGAACAAAGTGTTGAACATGATGTTGAAAAAGTGTTCAACCATATCTCTTACTCTTTAACTAATGATAAAGAATTACCACCACCACAAGAGTTAACGCGCGAAGGTGAAATTTTCAAGGTTTACGAAAACGAGATCGGCATTCTTACCCCTTTAGTCGCGGACAGCATTAAATCCGCGCTTGAGGATTATCCCGTTGACTGGTTCAAAATTGCCATGCACGAGGCCGCAATGAATAACAAACGCAATTGGCGCTATGTTGAGGCTATTTTGAAACGCTGGAAAGTTGACGGATTCCAGGTTGATACCCGCACGGCAAAACGGAAGCCAACGGCGCAAAAAACAAGCGCCGGTCACGAATTAGATCACATTTTGGCAGACACGCCCATATTTGCGGAGGACAAATGAGCAAATTATCAGAAACGATGCTGGTTATCAGGCGCTTAGGTTCGGCGTACAACCAGAAGGCCGATGAGGAAAAGGCGCGCGCGTATCACCAGGTGTTAGGCGTTTACCCCCGCATGGCTTTGGCTGAAGCGGCAACTATCTGTTTGGGGCAGGGCAACGAGTTCTTCCCTAAGCCGGTTGAACTGCTTGCCACAATCAGGACGCGCGGGCTTGACATCCGTTGGATGCAACCCGACACCTTCATGGAGCGCGCGTTTTGGCTGGCATACGTGAAAGGTTTTACGAGCTCGGACGAGTTCACGGAAGATGACATCAACCAGATATTTGCCGGCATGAAAGACCGGCAGCCAATAAAGAGCAAAGGAGCATAAATGTACCAGAAACTAATCATCGCTGGCAACTTGGGCCGCGACCCCGAAATGAAATACACCCCCGACGGCAAAGCCGTGACCACCTTCAGCGTGGCGACTTCCACGCGCAAGGACGAGACCGTTTGGTTCCGCGTATCTGTTTGGGGGGCGCAAGCCGAGACCGCCGAAAAGTATCTGCGCAAAGGCGCGAAAGTCCTCGTCGAGGGGCGGCTCCAGGCAGACGCATCAGGCTCCCCGCGCGTGTTCGAGCGCAAGGACGGCACGTGGGGCGCGAGCTTCGAGGTGACGGCGGAAAACGTGCGGTTCTTGAGCGGCAAGGAAGAGGCTGTCGAGGAGACTCCCTACTAATGGCTGAACACGAAGAGCAAGTCGCATTGATGCTAATGTGCCAGACGGACAAACGGCTGAAATGGCTCTACGCTATCCCGAACGGTGGAGCGCGGGATGTGCGAGTCGGCGTCAAGATGAAGGCGGAGGGGGTGAAGCGTGGCGTGGCAGATTTATTCCTGCCACTACCCGTTGGCGATTGGCATGGTTGCTACGTGGAAATGAAACACGGCAAGAACAAACTAACGCCAGAGCAAGCGGAGTTTCTGGAATATGTCCGATCCAAAGGCTATTACACGGCCGTCTGCTATTCAGCGGAAGATGCTTACGCGGAGTTGATGCAGTATGTGGACGGTGCGAAATGACCAGCCTGCCCGATATTATCGACAATAACATCCAAAAGTATGCCAGGGCGATGAGCGCGCAAGTAAGGCTGAAGCTCGCATTGCCGAGCTGGAGGCGGAAATTGACCAACTTACCGCTCACGATGCTACAGAGCGGCAGGATGATAAATGGATTCCGGAGGTGAAATAATGTGTCAATTCTTTAGTTTCGTAACAGATCCAGTCAATCACCCAGCGGAGTATTACCACTTCGACTGGGAGTATCGCAAGG